GTTCACCTCCCTAGTGTGGGGTCGTGGGGCTAGAACTCTTGTTCTACCCTGCCAACACATTAGGACCAATGGTACATCACACAAAAAGATCTCTGACGATCGTTGCATAGGTATAATCTTTGATACCTTGCTTCGACGTCAGTTTTTCCATGGTGACACGATCTGGCTCGGGCAGTTTGGGATCATTCAGGATCATCTCCCATATGCGTTCGTTATGTCGGAGTGCAGCTTTCTGCTTCCTTCCATCCTGGTCTCTGGAGTCTTGAGCAAATGTTTCAAGCTTCTCAGAACTGGACGGGTTGCGGAATAGCCACTCCGTACAGAGAAACGCGGTGATTGATGCTGTCATATCCTCGCCTGGGCCCCATCGATCTTCATGCTTGGACACTGTGAAGTCCTTGAGTCTCTTAGTTGCATAGTCGTGCACTTCCAAGAGTGGAGCAGAACTAATCATTCGCGGCTGGTATTCTTTCCAATTCAAGAGTAATTTCTTGAACCCGGCAAAGTCACGCCAGTGCGACTGCTCAGTTTCTTTATCCACTACCGGTAGTCCGACACCACCAGCCCATTCTGGTATGAACCAGGGTAGGCTTGTGGCTTTCAGTTCTGGATGATTCTCTATGAATTTTTCCATTACTGGCTTCTTTAGGTCCTCAGGACACCACTTCATGAGTTCTCGTGCCATCGCTCCCGTTCCGTCTTTGATCTTCAGAAGATCACCAAATCCCGATGCCTCACTTCGTTTCAGACCATACATCAACCCTGCGTTGACGAATGGTACTGGCTCGATTCGTGATTCATCGGTGAAACTAAGGTGAGTTCCCGTCGGAATAAACGTGCGAGAGTTGATGGACATGAACTTGTCCGTCCAATATGATTTCCCTACACTTGGTTTCAGACCACATACCAGTCCCATTTCCTTCCAGGCTCTCAGTCCCGATTCCTTAATTGGAAAAAGACAGTCGTCTCCGTTGATGAGCAATCTTGCGTCTTCAAGGGGGATTTCTTGTCCTTCACTGATCTCCATCGCGTATCTACACAGTGCAGCATTTGCTATGCAAAGCACTGGGAAAGACACGATGGAGCCCATCAGTTGTCCGGTGACTTGATCTTTGCCTTGGATGGTATGGCCGACTAGTGCGTCGATGAACAGGGCTTGATCCATTTCGTCAAGTCCGAGATTTCGATTCTGAGATAGGAAGATTGCGATCGAACGCGAGACCCATGGTCTCAGCCCGTTCGTTGCATCTTCGTAGTCTCCTGAATTCCATTTCTCGTTCGGCTTGAGGATATTGATGTCCTGCGATCGAATCACTTCCACGTCTATCCCGTGGTTCCCTATGAGTTGGAAGACGGGGTGCTCGCGCAGTTTCCTGTGAAGGAATCGCTGCAGAGGCAGTAGATAGGTCTGTCGGAGAGGTGGTCCTTTAGTGATCACTCTCACCTTCAGAGCTTCTGCTAGCCCCTGTGGCTCTGCAAACGGCACTTCCCTTTCTGCCTCTCGTTTGAGAATCACTGATAGCTCGTCTAGGCGCTCTCGGAGTTTCCGAACGTCCACGACCAATCTTCTTGGTTGTGGATCTGATGACCGTACATCGCTTTCGTCGCGTTGGTTCTCCGTCTCTCTCTCTAGAGTGACGAGTTCCCCTTCGCTTCGGAGGTTGTATTGGTCGATCAGTGCGGATATTTCGCTTAGAGCCCCGAGCTGTCGACGTGTGAGATTGTAGTGTGAGCTAGTGCTGGGAAAGAACGCCTTGAGGCGTTCGATCGATTTGAATCTCCTTTTGGTGAACAGTTCATTG